CGGTGACGATCGCGGTGACGATCGCGGTGACGATCGCGGTGACGATCGCGGTGACGATCGCGGTGACGATCGCGGTGACGATCGCGGTGACGATCGCGGTGACGATCGCGGTGACGATCGCGGTGACGATCGCGGTGACGATCGCGGTGACGATCGCGGTGACGATCGCGGTGACGATCTCTCAAAATAAGCGCAAAATAATGTAAAAAAAGTATATACATTCCAAGCCATTTGATCTTATAATGTAGGGGTAAGGAGAGAGAAAAGGAGAGAGAAAAGGAGAGAAAAAGGAGAGAAAAAGGAGAGAAAAAGGAGAGAAAAACGGCACGCGCCTTGCATGGCGCTAGGGGTGGCACGCGCCTTGCAGGGCGCCCCGCAGGGCCCCGCGCACGCCCGCGCCGCCGGCCGCCGCGCCCTTATAGGGTCCTTTCACCGATCCCTTCCTCCCTTCCCTCCTCTCCTCCTCTCCTCCTCCTTCTCCCTTCCTTCTTCTCCTTCATTTTTCCAAACTTTCCTCCCTCCTCTCTTTCCATTTTTCCTTTCATTTTTTATTTAATTCTTTTCCTTTCAATTTCATTTTTTCTATCTTTCTTTCCATTCCTCTTTTCCTTTTTCTTTTATTATCTCTTTTTATAATTTTCTTTATCTCTCCACTCCTCCCTCCGCCACTCAACCTTCACTTCCATCACCCCGCCAACTCGTAAAAGCTATGGGTAAATGCCTAACTCGTAAAAGCTATGGGTAAATGTCACTTTTTCAATAAGCTATGGGTACTTCGAAAAAATCTCCTTAACCCGTAGTCAACGCGTAAAACAAAGCGGTAGAAATTCTCCACGTCTGAACGCTTATCAGGTGGGTTTTTCCCAAAGAGCGCAACCATAACATCCTCATAGGGAGGCTCGTGGGTATCTTTCCCCGACATCAATTCTTGTCCAGGGTATAGCTATGGCTAGGATAGTGCATATCTAAAGCCTCTTGCTCAATATCTGTAGGGAATTCCCCTATAGCTATGGCGTCTAAGGCCCGCACAACGAGTTCCTCATCAACAGGTCCCTCTATTTTGGTTCCTGTACTAGGGTCCTCGCTCAACCAAGCGTATCCTAAATCTGATTTGTCCCTGCTATCGAAGTACAGGAAGTAATGCAACTCTTCTTTGTTTTTAATCACAGGTAACGTTAACACGAAATACCTGCAGGGTCTAGGTACCTCAGGCGGGCAGGTTGTAAAGCCACGCCACCGCAGCTAGGCCTTGTGCCCAGCATCGCTCTGAGGTGAGCTCTCCATTCATAAGCTCATTCCTTAGGTCCCTCAGTTCACCTTCAGCAGGCGCACCGTGCTCCACCCAATCTATCATGATGTCTATAGCGTCCGACAGGTGGTCCTCCTCAGAGTTCCATTTAGCGTCATTATAAGCATCTTCCAAACCCTCCATTTTATTGGGAGCATTATCAACTTCCTTAGCTACGCGTAATATATAATCAATCGCAGCATGGAGTTTATCTTCATTTACAATTTTATCTTTAAGGTACATTTTAATGTAATTTCTTAGGTGTTTTATTTTGTTCCACAGGTTCTGCAGTCTCAACATCAATGATATTCTTTTCTTTAGCCTCCTCCGCCTCTAAGGCAGCGGACAAGTCCTTGACCAATTGTTCCTCTTCAGCTTTGTCAGTCTCCTCTTCCTCTTCTGTCTTTATCTTGATATCAGTATCGAGTAGGAGCCTGCGAATCCTCAGCTTACGTTCTTGAGGTGTTAGGTCCATAGGGTCTTCCCTTTGGAGCTTCTTCATGTCAGGGAGGAGGTCGTCGTATAACCCGTTGACCTTGGCGTACTGCTCAAGAGCCTTCAGAGCTAGGTTAGCGCCCTTGTAAGGGTCCCACTTCGCAAGTATCCTAGCCTTCTGGCCTGGAGACACGTTAAGGGCTGCCAGGGACTCTAAACAGTCTGTGAGGCCCATGCCGTTGCAGGCGCTTTTGTAGATATTCATGATGGCGTTATTCAACTTTCTGATTTCCACCTTCTTATCCACTAGGTCCTCGGCCGTTATTAGGCGCCAAACACGTGAAACCCTGCTCTTGGCCTTCGCGTGGGACAGATTGTACTTATCTTTAATTTTATTGATGATGATGTGGTCTGGCAGTAATTCACCAATCCATCCAGAGATATCATCCAAGCACTCTGGCTCTTCCATCATCCATCCCTTTGCGGTGATCACTAATTTAGGTTTATCTTTAGCCATGGCTTATAGTAACACGTTTTTCTTTTTTTGAAAAGGGCCACGACGTCGACGGCGGGAGTGACGGTAGGCGTGACGGTGGTCGTGACGGCGGTCGTGACGGCGGTCGGGCCAAAGAGGGCGACGGGACGAAGAGGGCGACGGCGGTCGTGACGACGGGACGAAGAGGGGTCTGTTGTCCCCACAAGTACCTCGCCTCCTACCTATGTAGGGGATGCTCCTACCTCCACCCAACCTCCACCCGCTGAGCATGACCGTCGCCAAAACGCGTAGGCAAAACTCTCATTTCTCACCCTCCTCTGAGGACTTTTTCTCGCCCGAAATCGCCCCCGAAATTGCCCTCAAAAGTGCACCCAAAATCACCCTCAAAATCACCCTCAAAATCGCCCTTTTTGGCCCTTTTTTGGTCTTTTTCAACACTTCCCTTCTAAGGGGCCTAATTTGCGTTCTAAGCGATTTTGTCCTTTTCTGGTACCTGGGCACCTTTTATGTCGTTAAGGCCCCACCACGTTCAAAATAGCCCCCTCAGAGAGAACGTCCAAATACCCCACTCCAAACCGCCGGCCACCCTTTGCTATCGCTTTTTCAAAAAAACCAAAAACACGAAAAACTCAAAATTCCCGAAAACACCGATTTTGGGGGTCGTACGAAAATACCAAGAAAAAAACTTTACTAAAATAAAATTATCCTTCTCCACTTTTCCCTTTTTCTCCTCTTCTCTTTTTCCCTTTTTCTCCTCTCTACTTTCTCTATACACTTTATTTCTATGTATTTTGGTATTAAAGAAGAAAAGAGAGGAAAAGCCCTATTTTTATAGGATATTTCGAAAAAAACGGGTTTGGTACTTTCTTGTACTTTTGGTACGAATCTCGAATTTTCGACCAAATCACCTAAAAAGGTATATACAGAACCATCATTATGTATATACTTTCCAAAAAAGAGCACTTTTCGCGATTTTTCAAAACCTTCCAAAACGCCTCCAAAACACCCCTTTTTGACCCCCTTTTTGACCCCTTTTTCGACCCTTTTTTCATGTTTTTCGACTTTTCCAAAACCCAATAATTACACCTATACTGTAATTATGACCCTTTTTTGGTCCAAAATCGACGATTCGTACAAGAAATACCAAAAAGTACCAAATGCCGTTTGACCCTTTTCGGTCATGATATTTACCTTGGGCCCATTTGACATTCTTTTCGAAGTGTGCTAGTATATGTGCCCTCGTTTTAAGGCCTTGCTAGAGAACCCAAAGTGTGGTAAGCTGGACACAATGCCGCACGACGAAGAAAAGGCCCAAGACCTGTTGATGAAGAAGCTCATGATTGAGCGAGGACTCCTGGAAGAGGAGGAGATTTCCGATGATGAGGTGGAACTCCTGAGCTTGCTAAGCGCTGACCAGGGCACGGAATCACTCGACCAATACATACGAAGGGTGACGCCACGATACCCGCCGCCGGAGCATGTCCAGGTCATCATGGACCTGTTCGAGGCCTCACGCCATGAGTCTATCCGCGCCACCGTCTCACTGCCGCCCAGACATGCCAAGACAGAGACTGCGATGTCAGGTCTGGCCTGGCGATTACATTACGATCCGGCCTGTCTAAACGCGTTTTGTTCCTATTCAGCGAGGTTCGCGGGCACGAAATCGAGGAATATCCAGCGAAGATTTGTGGAGGGCGGGGGCGAGTTGGACCCGAATAACAAGGCCGTGGACTCCTGGGGCACCATGCGAGGAGGTGGCCTTGTGGCGCCTGGCGTGGGCGGACTCATCACGGGATTGGGCATAACAGGGGTGGGAATCATCGATGATCCTATCAAGAACCGCGAGGAAGCGGATTCAGCCCTAGTGAGGAACAAGCTGTGGGAATGGTACACATCCACCTTCCATACGCGTATCCAGCCCGGGGCTTCAGTTATCATCATTGCTACGCGTTGGCACGCCGATGACCTTATAGGTAGGCTCCATTCGAGCGACTATGAGCACGAGACCTTCGAGGAAATCAACCTGCCGGCCGTCATGGATGAACACAACCTGCCCGCTGACGAACGCGTCTTAGGGGAGTCAGGTAGGCCTATAAAGGGTGTTTTTCGCGAGGATGTCAAGGCATTGTGGCCTGGATACTGGCCTATCGAGGAACTTGCCAAGAAGAGGACAGGGGCCGGGGAGTACGATTGGTGGGCTCTATATCAAGGAGTGCCACAGCCCAAAGGGTCCACAATCTTCTCACCCACGCCATCTCGGTACAATTTGCTCGATTTCAAGCGCAATCTCCTGTCAAAAGGCGGGTACAGACTGATAATCTCCGTGGATCCGGCCGCCACAGCCTCAAGTAGGGCGGATTACTCGGTGGCCTCAGTCATGGCTGCCAAGGGCTACGGGGACGATATGCAGACCTATTTGCTCTATGTAATGCGCGGTCAGTGGACCATTCCAGACCTGTGCAGGAACCTAAAGTCCCTGCAGGCAGAGTGGGGAGTGCCTATGGCCATCGAGGCTGTAGGCGCGTTTAAGGCGATTCCAGACCTATTGAGGGAGTCCGATCCGAGCCTGATTTTCTTCCCTGTGGTGCTGAAAGGGGACAAATTCGCCCGAAGTCAGCCCTATGCCACCGCGTGGAATGAAGGACGTGTCCATATTCCCCTAGAGGAGGAGTGGGCCAAGGACTGGATAGCGGAGCATGCGGGTTTCACAGGGGTGAATGATAGGAACGATGACCAGGTGGATGCTGGAGCTCACGCGTTCACCGCTTTACTGCGTACGCAGCCTGTCAGGAAGATACCCACGCCACCAGTTGGACCGTTCGGGTGAGGCCACCGAGGACCCCACACGGGCCTAAAAACCTTGCAAACTGGCATGATTTGTGGTAGAGTGCCAGGGTGTCAAGCGATATGTACTATGAATTGAAGGACGATTTGCCCGGCGACGAGGACCTGAAAGACGGCTCTATCCCATACGGGTTGTTGGCAAAGCACCGTCACCCAGAGTATCTCGGGGAGTTCTGGGCGCGTGCCAGAGCCTTCTATAAAGGCGGAGTTCACCTATTAGAGGACCGCACAATCCTCGAGAGTGTGTTCCCCCGACATGTAGGCGAGAGCGACGCTGTCTACTCAATGCGCAAGAAATTGGCCCATTATGCCAACCATTCGGGCGCTCTAATGAACCATATGACGGGTCGATTGTTCTCGGATACCCTCAATGTAAGGCCTAAAGATAACTCCCCAGAGTGGTACCAGGACTTCTTCGAAGACACCTCTCGGAACACCGTCGGGGGCAATATCCTGCCGTTAGACGCGTTATGCTCTAGAATCCTCCTAGATGCCATGCAATGTAAAGCGGGGTATATACTGATCGAGATGCCAAAGACGTCTAAAATGGCCAATAGTTTGGCCGAACAAGAGGCTCATGGGGACCTAAATGCGTGGGCAGTACAGGTGAAACCCGAGAGTGTAATTGACTGGGATTTGGACTCAGATGGAGGGTTCAATTGGGCCCTGCTGTGCTTCACTTCGTGCAAGCGAGAGAGCGTTTTCAGCGCTAGGTCCAAGGTCACAGAGACCTACTGGCTCTACGACAAGGAAGGCTGGGTCAAGTGGGAAGTCTCTTATCCGAAGGGCGAGCCCCCAAAAGACAACTCCGTGGTCCACCCTGTCGACCTTGGCAAGCACACATTTGGTGTAGTACCCCTCGTGAAGATGGAGCTCCCAGACGGCTTGTGGGTGATGTCGAAACTCGAGAGTTTGGCCCGTGAGCTATTCAACAAACGAAACGCGTTAGCATGGTCCGAGTACAAGGCTTTGCTGCCTGTGCTCTACGAGTTTTTAGATCCGGGCATGATGCCTAGTATGCCAGGACCGGCCGGCGATGAAGATCGTGCGACGAGCCAAACACGCTCCACAGCACACGTCCAGCAACGCCAAGCGGCGCCTGGCCAGGGCGATGAAGCGAAGTGGATCGCACCACCTGACGCTCCTTTTAATCACGCGTTAGGGTCTTGCGAGGCCATCCGTGATGAAATGCACCGAATCGTGCACCAAATGGCGCTGGCAACGGACCCCAATGCGTCAAGCATGCGACGTTCCTCCGAGAGCAAGAAGCATGACGGGTCAGCCCTCGACACGGTTTTGCAGGAATACGGTGACCTATTAAAGCGAATGATTCGGGATATTCTAAGGACCCTGGCCCAAGGGCGAGGGGATTCAGAGATAATCTGGGAAATCGGAGGTCTTGAGAAGTTTGATATGCTCAACGCCAACTCCATCCTGAACGACGAGGTGATTCTGGACACGGTAGAGCTACCGAGTGCTACATTCAAGGCAGAGCGAAAGAAAGCAGTTGCGCGAAGCGTCCTAGGTGGTACAGTATCAGAAGAGAAGCTTTTACTGATTGACCAAGAAATTGAAGACTACTTCACGAGCGAGGCTTTTGAATCTGATGAGGAAGAAGACCTCACAAGAGAAGAAGTCGCGTTCAATTCCTCCTCAAACCTACCTAAGGACGACGACGATGAACTCACAACCCTCCTCAACGGTAGCCGAAACACCCCTGGCTAGACTGATACGGGTAAAGAAGGCAGAACTTGACAATCAACGAAAAGAGAGCGAGAGCTCTCGCGAGAAAGCGGCTATTGCAGAACTCAGAAGAGTTGAGGGCTATGACGGAGCGATCCATGATGCCCTTCTACCTGATTCTCCAATGGTTAGAAAACGCGATATCCGACGCGCTAAAAGAATGGTTAAAGCTAAATCCAGATCTGAGCGTAAAGTTCTCCGCCAAAATGCTAAGAGATCTACTGCGAATGCTCGACGAACCTCTAAAGCTGGTAAAAACAGCAGGTGAGGTGCTTGGACAACAGCTTGTAGAGGCTGACTATGAGGCCAAGACCTTGTCAGAGGAGCACACACAGGACACGTGGATTCTCCTGTTGTTCCTATTTGAGGACTCCTTCGAAAAGCCTAACGTGTTGAAGTCCACACACAAGAAGAGGAAGTATTCCCAACGCGTAAAGAAGTTCAAAGCTGACGCCAAGCGATCTATAAAGAGACAACTCACCGTATCTATGATACTTGAGGACACAATAGGGAGCATGCTAGAGCGCTTAAGGAAGTTGTACCCTGCCAAGGCCAGGGAGAAACTGCAGGACCCTGAGGCCGCAGCAAGGGGCTTGGTGAAGACACCACGTCATATAGGCACAAGGATTATAAGGACGGAGCCTATGATAACGTACAACGAGGAGCAGGCTAGGAACATAGCCGCCTTAGAGAACGTAGATATGCTCATGTGGGAATCCACTATGGACATGAGAACATGTCCTATATGTACTGACCTTGATGGCAAGACTGCTCTTGAGGGAGAGTCTTTCGCGTTAGGAATAACATTACCACCCGCACACCCATTTTGTAGATGTTCTGTAATCCCATGGAAAAAAGCATGGGGAAAACTTTAACCGTGGTATGATTACCACACAACACACGCGCAATAGCGTTGCACGGCCTACGGGCAGGAGATAGTATGAAAAACAAGCTAGAAAACAAAGCACTCTTTAATCAAAACGACGGATCTGGCGGAGGGGCACCTCCTGAGGGAGAAGCACCAGCATTCGACCCAGCCAAGTTCCAGGAAGAGATGAAGGACTTCACAGTCCGTGCAGTCAACGGCGCAGTCTCAACCCACCTCACACGCGCTCTTGATAAACGCCTTGAGGAGAACAACGCCGGCATTCTGAGCAAGCTTCAGGAACTCATGCCTCAACAGGCGGCCGCATCCCCTGCACCTACAGTAGAACCTTCCAGCGACCTCGACGCTGCCATCAAGAACGCCACCGCCCCTCTCATGAAACAACTGGAGGAACAACGTGCTCTAAATGAGCGGAATGCCGCCGCGGCGAAGGCGGAGCAAGATAAGCGCATGCAACAAGAGGAACAATCGGCCCTGTCACAGGCCCTTTCAGCCAACGGCGTGCCTGGACCTCTCGCACAAGCAGCGGTACACGTCCTTCGTGGCAGTTTAGAGCGCGACTCTTCAGGGGCCTTGGTATACGTGTCGAAGGAAAATGGCCCTACGGGTCAGTACGAGGAGCGAATCTCCATCGAGGAGGGTGTTTCGCGTTACCTTCGAACGGACGAAGGCAAGCACTTTTTGCCTGCACGAGCCGTAGGAGGAGCTGGCAACACAGGAGGCTCAGCACCCGCTGCCGCAGGGGGCAAGGAATCTGACGGGGACTTTGTAGGGCGCATGCTCTCCAACTTGCTAGGATGAGACGGGTTGCTGCAATATTAGCAGTCCTCGTGATGAGCTGCTCCCCCTACATGCCAAACGCAAGAGGCATAAAGGTAGTGGAGGGGCTCAAGCTCGACAATCAGGCCAAGGCCATGCTGCTGACTCAGAAATTCGTGGAAGACTCCATGGGCTTCCCTTCGGGCAGTATCTGGCAAGACATCGAGGTGTTTTGGTCCAACGAGACCTGTACTCATTCAAACGGGTCAACGGGTCGAGCAGTCAAGTACAATGGGAAGTGTTATGCAGGTATCGGGTTCAACTGCAGGGAGCTCTATGTAGCTCTGAGTTCTGGAACACGTATCTGTGGCACGGCGCTGGCCCATGAGTTGACGCATTGCGTTATACTAGAGGCTACTGGGGATGCGGATAAATACCACACCTCTAAGGCGTGGGACGGTACCACGCTGGCTGATGAGGGGATCTGTGCAAGAGGATGGTAACCTTCCTTATAGTAACGGCCCTGGTCTACGTCGTGGGGAACGCAGGTGGATATGTAGTCCACAGGCTCCTACACCAACCGTGGACCGGCCGGCCATACGAGGACCACTATAATCACCACTTCATAATCTACCCGCCTGAGGACTACCTCTCCTACGTGTATAGGGAGCCTCCTATTGAAGCAGAGCAGGCCAAGTACTACGTACCTGTGTTCGTGGTTATCATGGCCCCTCTACTTCTATTCGGGTGGGAATGGTACGCTGTTGGGTTTGTGGAGAGTTGCGCCGTTCTTAAGCTTAACGCGTGGATTCACGATTCTATACATGTTAGAGGTCATTGGTTGGAGAGGTTCGATTGGTTTCACACCTTGAGGGACTGGCACCTGACGCATCACGTTGATGTGAGCAAGAACTTCGGTATATTCTCATTCTTCACAGATCATATCCTGGGTACATTCAAGAAGAGGTGAGGATATGAATGAGAAAGACACCCGGGACATCAAGGTCATAACAGCGATGCTATCCATAATATTCACTTGCCCTATCAGGGCAGGGAATTGGTTGGAGGCAGAGAATCCGGCGTTTGGTGGACTTTCAGCCCTAGAGATGGTGGCTGAAGGGGAGTCTGACAGGGTACTTAAGTACTTGACAAGTATGGCATCCAGCGGTGGTTGGTAATAAAGTCCCTAAAATAAGTAGTAAAAGCCCCTGTGTGGTAGTACGATAACTGCATGATCCTTTCAGATAGAGATATTAGAATGCGATTATCTGGCAGCTGGGACCCTGAAACGTCCAAGCCTACAGATATCGTCATAATCCCAACCCCGTCCGAGATTCAGATACAACCCGCTTCTGTAGACTTGAGATTAGGAACATCGTTCGCAGTGTGCGACGGTAGCCCTATTGATACGCGTAATCAGAGCTCTGTGGAGAGTGCCTACTCTCGTTTTGATACGGTGGATGGAGCACCTGTTGTCCTCGAACCTGGAGAATTCATGCTAGCTTGTACTGAGGAGTGGTGTAAAATCCCCCTCGACCTGGTAGCACGTGTTGAGGGGCGTTCCAGCTTAGGCAGGATAGGTATAGTCATACACGCCACAGCGGGTTTCATCGACCCTGGATTCGAAGGGCAGATAACTCTAGAGCTTACCAACTTGAGCAAGAGCAGAATCATGTTACATTCAGGCATGAGGATAGCACAGCTTGCTTTCACACAGTTGACCAACAAGGCTATGTCTTACGCGTCAAAAGGCAAGTACCAGGGACAAGAAGGTGTAACAATCAGCCAAATAGGCTTAGACGTACAGAAAGAGATAACATGTTAGTGATAGCGTTTTTAGCCAGGGCAGGATCCGGTAAGACCACAGCGGCCGAGTTCCTTAGAAAGAACCACGGCGCTGTGAGGTTGAGTTTCGCTGGCCCCCTCAAGTACATGGCCATGATGGTAGGAGAACTATCCCAGTGTCAGGTATTTGGGGACAAGAAAGAAGAGATGGATGATAGGCTTGGTATGTCTCCCAGGAGTTACCTTCAGAGGATGGGTAGTGCCGCAAAGGTATGTATGGGAGATGAGGTTTGGGTACACGCTCTCCTGCACAAGATAAAGCAGGAGGAAGAGAAAGGTACCGAGATTGTGGTGGTAGATGACTGCCGCTATATGAATGAGGCCAAGGCAATGAAAGCCTTATATAATGGACACGTTATCAAAATCGAAGCGGACGTACCTAAAATGCAGCATCCTAGCGAGGCTGAGGTCGACCTTGTGCCTATGGATGACATAACTATAACTCTTCACAATGACAAAAGCCTAGGGCTGAAGTCTTTCGAGGACCAAATACAGGGAGTACTGTTGAAATGTCTTGGTATATTCGGGCCTCAACACGACGAAGATACAAAAGGAATCAAGGCAGAAGTACCATTGGAGTCGATAGATGCCCTAAGAATAGCCCTCACAGACCTCAATAGAGCGGAGGCGTCGGCATGGGTGTTCAATAATCAGGACACCGAGGATTCGTATGATGCGCTTAGGGATGCAGCCAGTAGTTTGATAAGGAGACTTGAAAATGAGTAGAAAGAGAAAAAAACCAAGAGACGTCAGCGTATCCATGCATTTCACAGAGAAAGAGTACGACGCGTTGATGGTAGAAGTACATAAATTCCCGGAAATCTCCATAGCAGAGTACTGCAAATTCAAGGTACTGAACCCTACTGTCACTGATATGCGCCGTTTCATAAAATCTGCCATCATGGAAGCTGTTGGTAAAAAACCTATTGGGGACGGAGGTATTCGAACCTGGTGGGAGGACGAGTGAGCGTGACGGACATGTTTAAGGAATTGATACCTTTTGTAGGCGCAGAGGATAGCCCAGAGATCAGGAAGGAGATGGCGAGCATCATAATTCGTTTCACTCCTAGCCTTACGCGTGATGATGTAGAGAAGGCCATCGATGGTATCCTTGCCAATATAGCCCCTGAAGAAGTTACTGTCAGCGAGGCTAAGACCTATATAGTACCTGGATCCAAGAGGAAAAAGTACCTCTTGAACTAATTTATGCGTGTGGCGTTTGGTGCACTTCTTGTGGCGGAATAATAGTACTACCGTCGCTTGAACCCGGTTCAATTCCGGGCCACACGCACCTTTTTTAAGAAAGTATCAAAAAAGAGTTGCATTTACAGCTCTATATTGCTATACATTATATGCCACTAAGGCAGGTAGCTCCTGCCGGTGGGGTAACACGAGTGGTAACTACGTAGGGGAACGTATCTGACCTCTACGTAGTTGACTGCTCACTACCTGCCTCTGTTTGAACCCGGTTCAATTCCGGGCCACACGCACCTTTTTTAAGAAAGTTCTTGACAAGATTCAGGAACTTTGGTATAGTGCAATTACGCTACATCTAGTAGTTGCACGCGGTTCCCATGCGACAAGGGAGATTTGACAAAAACCTCTTCTGTAGCATAACGCCCCAAAGGGCATAAAAAGGAACCAAAAACATGGCTGATATTAATAAAGCGGCGATTGCGAACGCCCTAACTCAACGCTTCTCTGACCGAATCGCTTCCACCATTAACCGTACTGTGCTTCTTGCTCAAATTGTACCCGTTAAGAACGACCGCGGTCAAGGACAAAATGTCCAGTGGGACGCTAAATTCGGAGCTGCCACCGGCGCACCTATCGCTGATGGTGCTGATGTTACTGTATTCAACAACGATGACAAAGTACCTGCAGTCCTACAATTCGCTGTACACCACGATGCATTCCGTCTTACTGGTCTTGCCCGTGCTGCCGCTGCAGCCGCTGGTAACCCTAGTGATCTTTCTGACCTTTTCATGGACGCCTTAGGCGACAGTGTTGAGCGTCAAGCAAAGGGAATCTCTCAACAACTTTATCTAGGCGCTGGTACTACCGGCCCTCAACTCATTCACGGACTTGCCCCTGTGGCAGGTGTAGCAGCCATCGGAGATTCCGGTGTTTATGCTACCATTGATCGCGCAGTTCGCCCTGCATGGTCTTCAACTGTGATTGATGCTACTGCATTTAACGCAGCTAACCTTACCGGGCGTTTTGGTATTACCTTAGCCGGTGAGTCAGCTCCTGAAGGCATCAAGATGATGCGCGCCGCAAGTCGTGCCATCTATGAAGCCAGCTCAGAGCCTTATGATGTTATCATCACAAGTCCTATCATTCATGAAGCTTACGGGTTAGCCGTACACGCTGAACGTCGCTGGACCGACACTGTTCGTACCGCAAGTGGTATGGTCAAGTTGGACGCTGGTTATCAGGTACTTGAGTTTGATGGTAAAATCATCATTCAAGACGTTGATTGTCCCGCAGGAGAGATGTTGTTCATCAATACTCGCCACATGCACATCCAGCAGCTCGCTGACCGTGCTGATCGTGTAAACGGAGCTCTTGGTATGGCAAGTGTAGCAGGAACTGCAGACGAATTCCTCGGTGGAGGAAAGACCAAGCTTTCTGCACGTATCCAGCCTCTTCAGGTTGCCGGTGATGCCAATCCGTTCGCTCTCTACAGCTATCTCCAGTTGTGCGTTAAGAGCCCGAACCGCTTCGCACGTATCACGAACCTTATCCCTTAACCCCTATCCCTCGCTCTGTTTTAGAGGTGAGGACAGGGTGAGATGCGGCCACACTCTTACGGGTAGTGGCCGTTTAACTAAAGGTAAAAATGAATACAAAACGATTTAAAAACACAGGTAAAACTAACGCCAAATTCAAGATTTGGGGAGATCCCAACATGGCGCCTAAAGAGTACGATGTTGCTCCTGGCGAGGAATGCGATATCCCTCTAGGATACGCGGGTAATTTCATCAAGCGACGAGCCCCTGAATTGGTGGCCCTTGATAAACTACCAGCACCTTCCTTCACGGTTAAGACTAAGGCTCCTGCTAAGGCACCAACCAAGGCTCCTGCCAAGGCACCTAAGAAATAATGACACTCACACTCCAACAACGTGCGGACGTTCGGGTCAGCCTAGGCTGGTCTGCGCAGTTCTCACAGACGGATAACGCGTTAGAAAATGCGTTTGATGGGTTGGAGACCCAGCCTGAACATGAGACCCAGATAATCGACCTCTTGGCGGACATCGTGTTGATAAAGACTCAACTCGTGGACTCTCGCAAGAGATTGAAGGCTCTAAAGGTAGGCTCTCTAGGTCTCGACGCATTTCGTAGTGAAATGATGGCGTTGAGGGCAGAGGGCCAACGTGTTGTAGGTGAGATGGCAGTAATTATGGGCGTAGAAGTACGTCACAATATCTTTGGATCCAGTGGCCCTAAACGCCAAAGTTGGTACGGTCCTGAAGACACAAACTTAATCTAACAACTAACATATCGGGGCGAGGGTGTCATGGCCCGGCCTGATTCTCCTATGACTTGACACTCTCAACCCACTAATTTTATGGCAGGCTCAGCAACACTAAACCCCAATACGTTAATTGACGATTTGATAACTGATGTTATCGATGGTCTTCGTGAGGACTTGCACCCTGCTTTTGGTGTGAGGCCTTTTCGTGTCTACACGGTACGTAGGACCTGGAGTGGTGGAATTATTGGGTCAGGCGATCCTATCGATATTGAGACTGAAATAACTCCTCAGCCTAACGTTGAGCCTTTCTACGATATGTACCGCACCCAAGAAGAGTGTGGTTATGATGTTGCGGGTTATGTAAAAATGACAGAGGTCTCATTGACCTACACTCAGTCTGACCTATTGGCCATGGAAGCCCCTGAGGGCACGCAGCACCTCATAAAGATAGTGGAGGCACATGGACAGGGCCAGGCACCTAAGTACTGCGTACACGCCAAACCTCCCTATCCTGACCGCATCAAGGATATGGGCTGGATGATGTTCTTAACAGTCGAGCAGGACGAAGCATGATTGTAGAAGTAGATAGATTAGAATCTGTTATACGCAGGCGTGGACACCTGACACGGGATGTTATCATAGCGGGCATTCGCGCTGCTATGATTAGAGGAAATCGTATCTTGGCTAGGCGAATGCCTAAGGATCTGCTTCGTCTTAGAGATAGTTGGCAAGTGAAAAACATCAACGCTAACAACATCGTAGGTATCCTTATCAACGCGGCTCCATATGCCGGTACTATAGAGGCCGGGGCACGTCCACATATTGTCAGCAGGGCAGGGCGCAGGCGAATCGTCGAATGGGGCATGAGGAAACTCAAGCTCGATGAGGACGGAGCTACGCGTATGATGTTCACCATTGTCAAGCGTCTACGAGAAAAGGGGCAACCTGGGCACTTCTTCGTGTTGAAGAAGCTTCCTAGATTGAACGGAGTTCTCAAGAACGAAGTCGATAAACATATCAAAGCTGCCAGGAACGCCGTTAGATGAGTGTAGTTAAACTCAGAGCGCTGGAACTCCTTGGGGACCTCATATCTAATGAGATCACTTCCCTTGGAGGCAAGGTATGCGCTGGCGCCGAGCCGCGTGGTACCAAGCTGAAATTCCCTAGCGTGGCCTTGATCTCAAAAGGCTTCACGTTCCACCCTTTTGAAGCTGATTCCATCGACAATGTCCGGAATATTGAGAGGACCTTTGGTCCCCGTACCGCGGTCTTCGAGGTAGGGACGTGGGTAGGACGTGTCATGATTAGTGTAGGCTCCAAGAGCGCACTTATCCGATACCAGCTAGAACATGAAATAGAACAAATTTTCCTAGGCAACGCTGACCTAACAGCCGCCGATGCGCAGGATATAGCAGGGAAGGGCTACCTTAGGCCAGGAATCACCCTCATTGACGTCCCAGACTGCGACAATGCTCGCTGCGCCTTCGAGATGGAAAACGGGTCTTGGTTTAACGAGAAGGTCTTTGCGAATGAGTGGTATTCCCACATGTTCCTAACGGCGCATATCCCCGCCATGGTCAGGGCCACAAACATCCCCGACCTATCCACCCTAGAGTTGTCCCTAACCGAGGACCTTGATACGGTGGTCACGAGCGTGGCTGAGGCGGACGCTCTACCCGATATCCAGACCATCACCATTCTTGATGCTGGAGGAAACTCCACAGTTGTGACACCTTACACCGTCGACACGTTATCCCCGGCACAGGTGGCCATCATCCTAGGAAAACCCGTACCGACGTACATGTTCCTAGGCTCTGACGTGGTAGGTGCTGAGGAACTCGTAACAGGGGCCTTCCCTATGACTGACTCGGGGGCCATAAAGGAGGTCAACGACGTAGCGCTAAACGGGTTAACGACAGAGCTCCCTAACAACAATACGGGCATGGCCACCTCTGACCCTCTAGGGCTAGATGTAGGAGCCGAGGCACTCACCATTATGTATATTGGCAGGGTCATCGACTTCCCTACCACGACGAACCTATTCGGTAAAAGACAACCAGCGGCGGGCAACCTAGGCTGGGAAATCTACAACCTCTCTACGGGTTCTATGTCCTTCGCTACCACAACACCTAGTGGTACCAAGACAAACACTGTAGCTGTGAACCACGGGATACAGAATCAGCAAGTTATCGTGGCGACCAGGTCCATAACCAACAACATCCAATCTCTCTATACAAGGGAGGGCTCAGCGAGCTCTACGCGTTTTACTGACTCGCTGACCAGCACGTCGACCTTCGCCATCGGAAAGGGACGCCTGTCTGGAACCCCTCAGAGGTTCGGGGCCATCATGGTATGGGTAGGGGCTGACGCAGAAGACTTCGGCGAGCTTGATAGACTCACCATGGCACAGACCTTGGGGTACGAATAATGTCTATAGATCCTGACATCTACACGGCTGCTATGGCCGAGTACCAAAAGAAAGATGTTGACGGGTGGAGTATGACTTTACATTTGGCACAAAATGTGCTAGAAATAGGTAATGAAAATGGTATCTTCGCCTCAATCCCTCTGACCCCTGCCATTTTGGCAATGACGCCAGAAGAACTAGATTCAACCTACCTTGAAGCCGCCATTTTGACGTCAAGAGGTCTTAGAACTTCCTACGGAAACAAGAACAACGAAGACATGAACCCTACAGTAAGGGAGATGCGAAAATTTAACCGCGACCGAAACACTAAGAAAGTGAAATAGAATGCCAGCACCATTATTTACAACCAATCCATCCGAGTTCGGGCGCGTCGAAGGCGTCTATGTTTTTGAAAAGAACCCGCCCTCCTTTATTCAAGGATTGTTCCTTAATGCTGTAGGCATTGTCGGCCAGACCTTGCGAGGACCTGTTGATACCCCCGTGGAGATCACCAGCGCATCCCGCTTCGAGGAAGTATTTGGCCAGCGAAGCTACTTTGGACAAGGCACTAGTGTCAACAAGGTACGTGAGTTCATCATGAACAAACCTTTTGGCAAAATCGTGGTTGTTCGAGCTGCCTCAACCGGCGCCTTGCCCGCCGAGGCTGATTTCTTGGCAACGGCCGTACCTATTATCAACGTGTCAGCCAGTTCTCCTGGTCTTTGGGGTGCTGATATCACCTGTGACGTAGTTGCTGCCACCGATGGTAATGCTAACCACTTCAACCTCAAGGTGAATTATCGCAACGATACCATCACCTATGAGAACCTGAACGTATCTGCAGGTAATGATAACCTCCTTGAGGTAATTGGCGCCGATCTAGGTAACCACATCACGGCAATTAAACTTGCTGATGGTCGCCCAGACAACGTCGCTGCCAAGCTACTTAATGATACTATAGCTACTGACGGAGCTCTCCTTGATACGGACTACGTGAATACTGGTCGAGCTATTGAAAACATTCAAGGGTACCAAGGTGTAGGCCTTGTGGCTGTTGCAGACCGTGCCAACGCCACCATCAACAGCAAGTTGTTTTTGGCAGCTTCAGCTTCTTCTGACCGCTTGTTCCTAATTTGGAATGGTAATCACGCTGAAACCATCGCCAACGTAGCACTCGACGCCGCTAATTACCGTCACGATCGTATAATCTACTGCGAGAACTCTGTCAAGACCTTTGACTTTGATATTGGAGCACTCATTGAGACTCCTCCTCACGCATGGATGGCCTCAATCTTGTCACAAACTGATGTTGACGAAAACCCTGGGGTTGAATCTTCCAAGGTTATCACGGCAGGTATCTCCGAAATTCGCAACCAAAACCGTTCACGCGAGGACTATATCACCTTGAAAGAGGCTGGTATCACAAGTCTAGAACGTGACGCAGGCGGTGGATTCCTCTTCGTGTCGGGCATCGTGAACGACCTCACTCCTGGCAAGACAGAGATTACGCGTCGACGCTCCGCAGACTTCCTGCAACTGAGCGTGGCAGACCGCCTTCGTTTCTTCCTGAAGAAGAAGAATACCGCAGCCAACCGTTCACAAATGGGCGCAGAAGTTGTGGCATTCCTAGCCTCATTGAAAGATGATGGCCGAGTGGTAGAGGACTTCCAGGTAGAGCAAGCCTCTGTCAATACTGAATCTGAACGTGCCAAGGGCCGTGAGCGCATCCTAATGCGTGTCAAGCTAGTGGGACATATCTTAGCGCTGATTCTCGAAACCGAGATTGGTGAAACTGTAACCCTACGTGACGCGTAAGAAAGTAATAGGAGTAAATAATGTCTTTAAGAATTAGAGGCGCAGAGGCGACTTTGCGCATTACAGTAGACGGCGAGAGCCAAACCGGGTCTTGGCTCAAGGTCAAGGATTTCAAATCCTCAGCCCGCCAGGATATCGTTGAAACGGACTACCTAGGAGAGTTGGAGACCGATTTGGACCTCCAACATCACGGTTTCGACCTGAGCTTCTCTGTGGATATCCAAGATCGCAAGGTAATGGATTTCCTAACCAAGGTTGTCGACCGCGAGGCGATTCAGCGTGCACACCCAAGCATCACAATCAACGTTATCTACGCGTTTCGTGGCAATAACGGGGAGCCTGTATCAGAGACTTTCTACAACGTTATTTTGAAAGTCAACGAGACCAGCGCAGGTGGACGTAAAGACTACGTCAACACCAGCTTCGAGGGTAAAGCCAAGAAGCGTCAAGTACTTGTCCTAGGATAAGCACGGGAAACATAGGAGAATCAAATGATATCAAGCAACAAGAAACATTTACTTCATAAGAAATTCACATTGCCAAAGGGCTGTTCAATTCAGACTTTCGTCATGCGAGAAATCGATGGCGAAGACGAGCGCGAAGCGGGTCGCTGGATTGCTGCACGAGGCAACGTGGAAGACTCAGGAATCACTCTCATTGAGGAGCAACTGAAGGTCGCCCTGGTGGCGGTCAATGGACGTAAGGTGGATGCGCCTTTCCAGGGCTTGGAGAAGTTTTCTTCAAAGACACGTCGCTTCATGATGGAGGCTTTTGGTCAAATGAACGGCATTGAGGAAGATGAAGTCGAGGATTTTCTGGGAGCGTCGGCCCAAATAGTGGAGGAGAGCCCACCGGAGATCGGCGCAGTACAGCCAGCTCAACCCCTGGCGTACGTCGTAGAGTAAGCGGGATATCGATATATAGAAAAATAACGCGTTCACTACTCGAGGAGTGGGTGCGCATTAGTTGGAGTCTATCAGAGAGTTTTGAGGATTATCTGAAAAGACCACGAGCAGAGAGACTCATGCTCCACAAGGAGTTAAGCAAACAAATTGATAGGGCCTACGGAGGTGGAGGCTCTAAGAACGACAGGAACCAAGGTAGGACTTTCTAATGGCCCAAGCGACAACCACATACGATGTCATAACGCGTTATAAGCTGGATGATCGCGCGTCAAGAAAGATGGACGTAATGTCCCGTCGATTTTCCAAACTATCTAGGAATTTACGACTGGCATCCGCCGGGTACTTGCTTGGTAGTGGTGTCAGGTCTTTAATGAAGCATACGGTAGGCTTCAACAGAGAGCTAGGTAAAGCGCGTAACTCCATGGCCACCGTAATTCAGATGTTCAACGAGGGTGCTACTAGAGGCAATGCTATGGAGGCGTCCTCAAAGTTCATCGAGCGCATGAGAAAGGACGCTAAGGAGACGGCTGGCACCATGATGGAGATGGTCGACTTCGCTAAGCAGATTTCAGCACCTCTCATGGAGGCTGGGATAACCATGGAAGGACTCGCACAGTTCACCAAGAAGTCCATGGTAGCGGCAGCAGCAACGGGTGTTAGACAAGACGTGGCAGCCAACGATATCAGGCAGGCCATCCAACGAGGTGTGACTGTAAGAGATCCGTTAGCGAACATGTTGTTGAACTCCATCAAGATGTCCAGAAAAGAATTCGGCAAGCTCTCTAAGCAGATGCGAGCCAAGACATTATTTAGGGCCCTAGATAGCAAGGCCATTAAGGACGCAGAAAAGGCCTATAAGAAGAGCTTCGAAGGAAACTACTCAACCATGCTCTCCAACCTTCAGGAATTTGGAGGCAAAGTCGGGGAGAAGCTTTTCGCTAAATTAACAAAGCTGTTTATGAAGTTCAACAAATGGTTCGATAAGAACAAAAACGCTGTTAATGACATGGCAAATAGAATGGGTAATGCCTTGCTCACAGCGTTCAATACTGTCCAAAAAGTAGTTGGGTTCATAGTTGAACACAAAGAGTTGTTCATACTCCTAGCCAAGGCAGCCCTGGTGGCGAAGACCGTAGGCGTTGTATCTGATGTAACTATGTTAGGAGCTGGTGCTGTTAACTTCGTTAGAACAGGCATGGCTGGGATGGCTGGCAGGACAGGAAGTAGTATAATTGGGGGTGCTTTAGGAGCAGGGGCTAGTACCGCAGGTATCGCGGCCATGGGAGTAGCAACTACAGCCCTAACAGGCTCAGCCGCAGCGGGTTACGCGTTAGGCACAATGTTCGATAGTCTATACGATATATCAGGTAGATTAGTAGGAACTTTCGATAAATTAGGTACAGCTGCCATCAGCGAGGATTTAAGAAGGAGAGGTAAGACTAAATCCCTTACAGGCCTAGAGAAGGAGGCCTATTTTAAACAGAATGATATTAACACGGTAGCAATGATGGGTGCCTTACAAATGAAACAGGCTTCTCGTGTCTTCGAGCTAGGCCGTAATTTTGACAGGTATGATTTGTCACATGAGAAGTATGAATTTCTGAAAGACAAAGTTGATTCTCTTAGCCGCAGTACTTTCAAAAAGGATTTCCAGGAGTTACTTAAAGCCGAATCCATGCTACATTCTATAGGGCTACAAAAGGAAGCTGCCCAAAAAAGATTAAATACTCTCTATAGAGGGGATAAAACCATGGAGGATGAGCTAAATTCTAAAAAACTCTTCAAAGACGTCAAGGACAAAACCGATCCCAAGAACAACGTCAATATCGGAAAACTTGTCATTCAGGTAGATAGCGACGACCCTGACCGCCTAGCACTAGGCCTAGAGGATCTCTTTAGCGACCTTCTCAAGAACGGCGCGCAGGCAACTGGTGCTCTCTACGAGGGCAGGTAATGGCTGTTCTCAATTTAAATGGACCCCTGTCACAGGCGGAGGCGCGTGCCCTTCCTAAAGGGGAGAAATCCGTAAGCGGTGGTACTTTCTCTATCGTTGAGATCACAGAGGATGGTACCAACGGTGCTGAGTTCTATTGGGACGTCAACAATCGTAGTATCCCAAAACAACCATGGGGCGGGGGGGTCCAACAGAGGACTTCCCGTATGGATTATCCAGGCACCGAAAATGTCACGGAGCAAGTCCTAGGATCGAACTTCACCAACTTCGACTTGAAAGGCGATTGGCAAGATAAATTCAACTCCGCTGGGTACGCCATAAAGACTTGGAAGGACTTCCAGGCCATGGTACGCAGGGGAAACATAACGCGTATTGAATTTAAGAGTATGGCCTTCACAGGCATCATCACTGATTTCGCTTGGACCTATCGCAGAGAGTACGATATAGGGTACAGCATCACTTTCAGCCCACACAGACGCGTTGATGACGCCCCCTCACGCAAGAACCTCGTAGCTCACGACAAGTCACCCTCTGAGTTATCGGACAAGATAAAGCTAGCTATCCAGAATGACATGAAGAGTATCAACGATAGGGCTCCCTCTGCGCAGTTGGCGGGTAGTTTGGGCTCCGACCTACTCAAGGATCTTGAGAACCTAACGGACTCATCCAACGCTTTCGACATCGTGAATACACAGCGCATCCTGGCCATCGGGGCGGACAAGGGCCTAAGTCTTCGCAAGGCCATCGCAATCACTGACCTCGTTGTGGCTCGAGCGGCTCGCTTGAGTGAACGCGTTAAGGCCGTGCGAGCTGACACCTCACTGCTCTACCAGACACCACTCAGTGTACTCCACATGGAGTCTTGGGCCCGTGGGTTGAACGCATCGGCCCTGCGAATAGCTGTGGATGGATATGATGCCAAGAAACAACTTCGAAGAAGGGCAGACCCTAGAGCGAAAGCCCTGTACCGCCCCTTCGCTGGTGAGAGTCTCTACTCCATATCTAACAGATTCTACAACACTCCACAGCGTTGGCGAGAGATCAAAACCAGAAACAATTTAACATACACTCAGATGACGGGCCTTGAGCTCCTCATCATACCAGAAGAATAATGCCTAAAATTCCAAGCATATTAGACTCAGGTCACATTCGAAAGAGCGTGTACCATCCCAAAGCGTTGGTTATCATCCGCGCCTTGGCGGAGACGTTTGGCGAGGAACAACAAAAGCTTTCTTTCTGGACTATACCAACAAGCTTCCATATTACGCGTAATTCCTACCGCCAGCCCGACAGCTGGAGCATAGAATTCGATAGTAAGGACTTCCCCATCCAGCCTAGCCTGGTACGTACGGGGCAGGTCACTATCTACCTCTATGACTCCATCAAGCCAGAGATAGAGCGAGGCGACGTTAGGGACAAGGAGCCCCTCATTACGGGTCTGTTGGACTCCGTATCGGTGGAGTTCTCCGAGAGTGGCAGGACGGTTTCTTTCGATGGGCAGGACATGACCTCCCTATTCGTAGGTACTCAATTCAAGAGGCGCAGAAGGAACTTCAACAACCTTCGCCTGGACAAGGCCATCGAAAACCTAATGGGAGAGGTCGACAAGAGTGGCGAGATGAGTCTAATCCTAGACATCCCATTTAGCCCAAGCAAACTACCTATCATTGGCAGGTCTGTGAGCCGCACCAATAAAAAGGGATTCCCCGCCAAAAAAGGTGAGAAGTACTGGGACGTTATGTACAATCTAGCCCTGAAACATGGGTTCATCCTCTACGTCAAGGGACTGACATTGATTCTGTCTCTGCCAGAAACCCTAGAGGGCACCACACCAGATAGGCCTAACAAGATATCAGATAGAGAGAAGGCAAGACTCCAGGCCATCGACACGAAACGCAGGAAACAAGCTGAGTCCACCTTCCTGATGGTGTGGGGCAAGAATTTAGAGAGCGTCAACATGGAAAGAACCATGGGAAAGCAACGTGTCCCTCAGATTGAGGTCACTGCCTATGACGCCAAAAAGAGGAAGACCCTCATCGGGAAGTACCCTGAAAAGAAGCAGGTCGTGGTTGACGGGTTAGGCACAAAGAGAAACTCCGTGATAACCTCGGTGGTTTACGGGATAACGGACATCGATACCCTCCGAACCCTAGCGAAGCTTCAGTACACGTTGATAGCGAGGAGCGAGCAGCTTGTCAACATCAAGACTCGTGACATGGAAGACGACAACGGCAGCTCCCTGCTCTATATTGGCACGGGTGATCGCGTGTGGGTGGCCTTCGACCCGTACAACACAGAGGGCCTTGCCAAGGTCCCTAAAGAAAGACGCGTTAGGTGGCTCATGGATAGGTCATGGACCTTAGAGGCAGCCACTATCTTCGCAGAGGGATTCGAGCGAGCTAAGACCTTCAACAAGCCTTTCTTTGTCCGAGAGGCTACCATTGATTGGTCCAAAGATGATGGTGTATCTATCGAGATTCGTATGGTAAACTTCGTTACAACATCGGGTTCACAAGGCGAATCAAATGTAAAGGAGGCCAAGAGCAATGTCTAATATTTTACGCACCAAACACAAGAGGAAAGTACGCAAGCGCTTCGACCTGACGGGACTGAACAAGACACTAGAAGGGCTTGGATTCACAAAGGGTTTCTGCACGTGCCTAGGCACCGTTGTGGCTGACCCTGACAATGCTGAGGACTTCGACCTTGACGGCGAAGATTTGACCGTGGAGGTTGAGTTACATCCGTCTGGCACTCAACTCACGGTACGCGTTGGCAGCGTAGCTGGTGGACAAGGCTTGGGAATTTGGGGAGTGCCTCCTGTAGGCGCTGAGGTGCTCGTTGCTATCCCTGATGGGGACCTCGACTTTGAGCCCTTGATAGTGAGCTTCTACTCGACGGGGCAGATGCCCTCTGACGTAGGACCCCTCAAAATAGTGATATCCGCCCCAGTTGGCGGCGAGGTCTACATTCACGACGGTAGTGGCGACGTATCACCTCTCGTGAAACAAGCTGCCTTCGATGCACATATTCACCCTACTGGCGTAGGTCCGTCCGATGTACCGACTAACGCGTTACCTGACTCTCTCTCCTACACTGAGGTACTGAAAGCAAAATGAGCGTTCTATCACAATTCAGCCTGCAAAATGCCTTCGTCACGGAGTTTGGTAAACTATCCAGCTCCACGGCCATTGCTGACGCGTTTGGTAATTATTTCAGGAAATCCTCGTTGGCAGGTGTGAACCCTGTACCAGCACAGGTGCTCCTAGCGAGGGATGAAATGGCGGCTGCCTTGGTCCTCCCAAATGATAGTACCCCCGCTCAGGCAGCTGGTGTTATAGCAGCATCCCTAGGAGTGTTTTGGGTCACACTGGCAGCGGCGGCGTCTACGGTTTGGCCTGCAGCCACAGTGATAACCCCTCCTCCTGGGATAGCAGCACTGTCAGATTCATTGATTTCTGTGCTTCAGGACAATGCTTCACAGGACGTCACACTTTCCCAAGCTGCAGACGCGTTAGCCGCTGTTATACACCCTGCAGCAGGCACAGGTGGAACGGCTCTAATAGGAGGAGTGGCCACGCCAATTTCATAATGTCTACCAAAATAGAACAAGAAATGCTCGAGTTGTTTGGGAAGGACATCCTTTTCAA